TGATTTACACGATACGGACGACCGTCTGTGAACTCGATGATTGGAAGGAATTCTGAGTTTGCATCAGCTTCTGCTTTTGTCAGTACGCTGATGACTGGTGTCAGCTTTAGACGATCTGCACCAGGAGCGGCAAAGTTGAAAGTACCAGTGGCGTTGTCAAGAAGTGACTGATCTTGATTCGAGTTGACGATGCTTTCGTTTGTATAGAAACCAACAGACTTATCAAAGCCAGTATTCGAATACTTGTTCACAACTTCAAACTGAGAAGCAACTCTCGAGAAGAATCCCTTTTGATAGATCGTGCCTTCTCCGATCGTAACACCGTAACCAGTTCCGATAGGAACAGCTGTCGCGTTTGCTACTTGGATCGTAGCAAGGAATGTTTCTGCTGCAAGCTCAAGTTCTCCTAATTCGGTGGCAGTAAATGTAGAAGTGGTCGAGTTATTTGCGATGGTAACATGCGGTTCGACATAATAGCCTGAACCTTGTCCAATAACCTGAACAGCTGTGACTTTACCTAGACTGTCTGTTGTAAGTGAACCAACGGCGCCTGAACCAACAATTGCAACTACGTTCGCAGATACACCAGATCCGAAATTACGAACAGATTCACCAGCGGCGAATCGGAACTTAATCGTATTTGCAGAAATAAGATCAGAGTACTCTGGTCTCACCTTCAAGATAAGAGCAGAGCTATTTGCAGTTGTGTTAGCTTCGATAATCACGGCATTTGCAACGCCGTTCTGAATTACAGATCCGGCCGCAAAGCTCGCAGCGGCTGCAGCACCGCCAGTACTATTCTGCAAGGCAATCGCAGACATCACTACAACCGTGTCGCTATTACTAAACTTCGAAGCGCCATCGTTTACTTTGATATTGAAGATAGGATAAGACTTATTGAAAACTGTAAGAGTTTCATCTGCAGCAAATGAATCTGTTGAGAAATTATTTCCCGAACTGATGTAGTTCACAAACAGAGTGTTCAAATCTGGTGAACGAGATTGCAGACCAGCAGCCGTCTTTACGATGTATGCTTCGACGTTTGCAGCATTCTTAACATATAAGTTGTTATAAAGAGTGATATCGACTTGTAGACCATCGGTCGTCAGATCGTTGATCTTGATATAAGGAACTTTATCATGCTTAGTAATCGTACAACCATCGATGATTGTGCCACGCTTGAATACGTTGTCACCAAACTTCTCAATTTGATTTTGCAAGATTGACTGGAGCTGGTTAAGCTCACGGGCTTGGACTGCGACACCAGGCTGGAACAAGACTTTATAAAAGTCTTTCTTGACGTCGAAGTCATCAAAATAAGGAGATACGTTTAGGTTGGTTTCCAGAGCCATTTAATTAAAACTCCAATACTATCTTTATAATTTCTGATTTGTTATCGTTACGAGCGATAGGATCAAGATTCTCTAAGTAAAGAACCTCGCCGCTACCGACTACAAAGTCTCCATTGTATTTATTCAATAATGGGGAAAGCTCTGCAGAAGATACTACGCCTGCGATATCTCTGACTCCGCGAGGATCAAGATTGAAGATACCTGACTTATTGCTAATCCATAGTATGTCAGAACCATCGATCTCATCGAGATGGTGGACTCTACCGCGCGGTTGCGCATATGAAATAAGACTTTCTTGCTTAATCTCTTCATCTTCGAGGAACGGCACGCCGCCAGTGCTAAATGTGCCAATCAATCGAGTTAGCTGGCGAGAGTAGTTGAATGAACTTGCTACTCTGTCGTTGATTTCAATCGTTCCAGTAATAGATGCTGTCGTACCCGACACAGGAACTACGGTGTCTCCTGACATACCACCAACGCCGATGATACGACTGCCAGAAGTAAATACGCCTGCGACGTTTGACAATTCAATCTGACTTGGTCCAGAGAATGCAACTGTGCCGCTCGCTTCTACAACGATAGCTGACACTTCGCAATCTTCTGCCGTAAACGAGCTATTTGTATTTGCAGTCGTAATACGATAGTCTTGTGGAACATTGGCGACTGTCGAGATGTAGTTATTCGAACCGTCTGTGACAAGAACATAATCACCAACTTCAAAGGCATCTTTGTAAGTAGGAGCATCTGGATTTCTAAGAACTACAGTAATAACTCCGTTCGATCCTGATACACTTGCATCTCCATTAATCGTAATGAGAGGAGCTGAAGTATATCCAGTCCCGGCGTTAGTAATTGTAACAGATGTAATAACTCCTGAACCATTGTTTGCAAAGGTTGCAGCTGCACCAGTTCCATCGGTTCCTGAATTGTTGAAGACGAGTTGATTGTTCGCAGTGCTATCGTATCCTGTTCCACCGCTTACGATAGTAGCAGTAGTCGAAAGAAGACCAAAGTCTGTCTTTTCAATCGTCGTGCTTGCGGAAGTAATAGAAACGTTGCCGTGCAGCTTTAACTTTCTATATTGATAGACTTTCTCACCAACAGAAAAACCTGGACCAATTACATTGTTGATATTCATATCAACTTTTGTAAAGGCCGGATTCTTAATTACGCCGACTTGTCTAAAATCGTTTTCTGTAGAAATGATGCCGCTCTCGCTATTATTAAACTTAGCGCTGATGCATATTCTTTTTGCAAAGAGTTCATTGTAAGGATCTGAGCCATGACCATTCTTTGGAGAAATGATTGGACGCAATGATGCTGGTGCGAAGTATGTAGAACTTGACACAACCGGAGGAAGCTGAATAAATGTTTCGTCGAAAATAGATGGAGGAATAGTAATAGGCTGTTCAGAAACATATGATTCAGCCTTTCGATAGTTTTCTCCTACCGCTAGCAATTCGACTCTATTTACGGAATTTGTAGATGCCGCATCGATATATACAATTCCTTCTGCAGGAGTCGACTCTTCGCCGTCTCCCCAAACGAATGCATATGGATATACTTCATAAGTGTCTCCAGCAGAAGGAGTATTAATAAATGAGGAATCAAGAATAAATTTCTTCTGCGCAGAAGTGCCTTCATAGTTAACGATTCTTCGATACTCGCCGATAGCAAGACCCGAAGTCATCTTCATGACACAACCTTGATAGTAGTCATCGATTGATACTGCTGTCGCTGGTGCACCATAAAATGTAGGAATACCTTGAACAGTAATATCTGAAGTTAAGAGTGTGGCACTGGCAATATAGTTGTCATAGCCTGCGCCGGGATCTTCTACCTTAATGACTTCAATCGTTCCTCGAGTTGCTCCATCGATCACCGCGGTGTTGGCAATGATAGGAATGTATTGCGAAGTAGCAAACTTTTCGTACTGAGATTTTGTGATAGTGTACATGTATTTCCATACATAACCATCGCCTGTTTCGACAGGATTGAGATCAGCGGCACTACCTACACGAGAAGGTGCAACAGTCGAGTTGACATTGATAGTATCAGTGCTTTTGTTGAACAAGCACTTCCAAACGTTGTATTCTGTATCGTCATCGACAGTGATAAAGAAGTTCTTAGTTTCAAGATCTCCGTCAAGATGATCATACATCGCATAGTGTGTGTTTGATTGCCACAAGTTCTTTTTCGCCATATGAACTGCATCATCAGAAGAAATTCTCTTCGCGAAGATCATGTTGTCATAGACATTCGTATCTGTATCACGAATGCTATTATTCGGAACAGGAATAATCGTGTCGCTGTTAGCATAAGGAATATGACGAGCAGCATACACAAAGTAATCATTGTTAGCAAAGCTATTCATGAAGTTTGCAGCTGCCGCTACATTAAAACTACTCGTAATGAGTTTTTGAGTTACTGCCATTTATTCCTCTATCGTCTTTGTCAAGAAGTGACCAGCGTTGATATCTCCGCTAGTGCTACCATTCGCTGTTATATTTATAGGACTTCCATTCGCGGTTAACGATAGTTTCACCGTATTTGGAGTAGTATTTACGACATAATAGTTTTGATTATTAGCTAGTTTTTCAATTCTAAGAATGTGTGTTTCTACGGTTGCATTCGAGTAAACACTTACCGCTTTACCGATAGAGTTTGCAAGCTTTATTGCCGTAGAGTTTGCGCTTCGAATGAAAAACTCGTTACCTTCTGTAAGACCGATAGCAGCAGATCCACCATTTTTTGTGTACTTTACAACATCACCTCTTCTGAAGAGATTATTTGTTACACTAATCGTATTCGAACTAATTGTATTTGTAACAAACGTCAATGATACGTTTGCTTCTACAGCTGTGTTCGAAGTGGTGTAAAGAACCAAGTCTCCATTCGCAAACGGATTAATCAGTTTTGTTACAGTGTGCAGTTCGAGCGTATTACTGATTGCAACAGTATTCAAATTCAGAGCATCTCCGCCTCTTGTTTCAGAGATCTTGATACCTGTCGTATTCGCGAACACTACGTAATAGTACTCGTTATTCGATAGACTCGAAGAAGTTCCTACACCAAGTGTTTGTGCTTCTAACGTAGTATATTGTAAATAATCATGTACATTTAGTGGGAATGTGGTATAATAAGGATTAGTCCCTAACGATATTAGATCAGTATCATTGTTGACATCCATTACCTTAAACTTGAAACTGACATCTTCAATATCTGTTTCAATTGTATCATTTACAGTCGAAACGTCGTCGTTCGAGTTAAATTGAATTTCTTGCCCAGTAGAAATGCTTGTCAAAGCTAGCGCCGCGTTCGCTTCTTCTACGATCAATGCAGATCCGAAGAACTTTGTTCCTGCCATATGCATGACTTTCTTGAACATGTCAGAATATCTGTCTACTGAGATCTTCGAAAGAATCTCATATGAATACTCTTGGTAATAGTCTCCGTCGTGCACGTAGATATCGTCAGACAAGAATCCTTTCGAGCTTCTGTAATATCCGATTCCAAGGCCATGACCGTCGAGAACAATCTTTGCTGTACCAGATCTCAGATTATCTTCTGATACAAAGTCAACGATTTCGGCATTCGAATATGCAAAACCTGAATCGATGACTTGAAGAGCAGTGACTTCACCGTCCGATGTCACAACGTTTGCCGTAATATCTGCATTCAAACCGATAGGATATAATTCTGTGATATCTTCAGTCACGCCTATTACGTCAGCTTCGGCACCGGAGACTTCGCCGATCATTGGCTCATTCGGCAACCAAGTGTTTTCGAATGTGATTCTCTTGGCAAGCATCTGAGAACTGTTACTTGATTTTACAATGGCTTTGGCAGTCGATACAATCTCGAAAAGACTTACGCTCGAAACAAGACCATTCGCTGTCGGTACAGTGTATGAAAAGATGATTGAGTTATTGACAAGCGGAGCATTGTTTCCAGTGACTCTGATATAATTTCCAGTTGTGTTGGAGAAAACTGAAGAGACTGTAGAGTTGACAATGCCACCGGTGCTATTCGTCTGGAATAGCTTATCTTTTGGTAGGTAGCCTGGAAGAGTTGCGATCGTATGTGATTCACCGCCTGTCGAGTTGGCAGTAATGTTGATTGCAGATCCGCTTAAAGTAGAAGCTAATTTAAATCCTACGGTGTTCGCAGCAACAACATAGTAAACAGCATTTGCTGTCAAACCGCTGATGGCAGTATTGCCATTCGGAATTCTGTATTGAACGATTTGACCATTGGCGAACTCGTTCGTATAGCTACGTAGCTGATGACCAATCAAGTCAGGATTGTAATTTCTAAGGAAGTGCCCATTACTTCCAGGATTTGCTGCAGTTAAATCGACGTTGGCTCCACCGGCTGTCAATGAAAGTGCTAAGCCAGTGCTATTTGCATAGCGAACATAATACAGAGCATTCGCTTCGAGACCAGAAACCGCGGCAACATCATCTGTCACAACATATCTGACTTGACTACCGTTGGCAAATAAAGTATTCGCAGTCGCAATCTGAATAAAATCATTACTGTTCTGCACGTTAGTGTTTGAGTTAAACTCTGCTACGTTCGAGCTCTGCGTAATATTCACTTTCGCGAGTGTATTTGCTGCTTCGGTTGTGAGAGTAACACCAGTAGTATTAGAAGTAAGAACGTAGTAGAAGCCGTTGTTCGATAGGCCTGTCACAGCCGTATTCGCATTATCAGTAAAGTAACGAACAAGATCATTCGCTGCAAACTCGTTGCCAGTGATTGTAATAAAATCTGTATTCGAGTTGACTTCGTCCGTAGGATTAAACGACGACGTGATGTTACGATAGAAGATAAATTCTGATGCGCTGTTGGCTTCGTACTGAGATTGTACAGTAAACGTCTTGGCATCATACGTATTGCTATATGCACCAGAAGAAACTTGCAGATCAAAGAATTTCAGATTTGCCTGAGATTGGTTTACTATTTCTCCGACAACAAAGTTTCTCGTTGCATTTTCAAATGTAATCACAAAGTCTTTACGATCGAATCCTGCAATATATGGTTGGTGAGCAAGCACAAATGGATCAACGTTATAGTCTTCACCTGGATTGATCTGATTAAGTGATCCAATGATACCGATTTCAAATCTACCAAATGTCAAACATGCATATAGATTATCGAGTAAGTTGCCTTGTGGATTCTTTGGAAATCCAAAAGCATCTGAAGAGATAAACTCTGAAGCGAACACCTGATTCGCTTGTGCAATCGTCGATAATTCTGCCACTGCTGTAATTGCAGTATTCACAAGATTGTTGCCATATACAAGAATATTGCTATTTGCAGGAGTAGAAGTGGTGTTTGTGAAACCAAAGTCGCGAATAGGATCCTTGATAAGAAGATTCGTTCCTGTCACATCATATAATGTTGCATGCGCAGTCTTATATAAGAAGTGACCAGACTCGTTGGCTCTAGTCGCCGCGAATGCCGGAATATTGAATGATGTATTCGCAAAGCTTTCGCCAGGGAAACTCGTGCTATTAATATGAATGTACTTGTTCGCAGGACTCGAAAGAATGAGTCCAGTGGTATTTGAGAATGCAACGTAATAAGGTTTACCGCTTTCGAGTCCACTGATTACTGTATTTCCTGCGGCAACTTCATATGTAACACTCTCACCTGCAATATAGTAAGTATTAGCATCTGTAATAGTAATAAACCCTGTCGTTGCATTTGCAGCAGTCGAAGGATTAAATGAAACCTTGCGGATCTGTTGATATACTCTTTGACCTTCATCGAATCCAGTATTCGCTGTTACAGAGAGTTGAAGGCGGCTATAGTCGAGTGTATCTTGACTGTTGGCGGCAATGAGATCTGTACCAATGAAGATGACTTCTGTTTCACCAATCGTACCTACACCAAATCCAGCGCCTGTTCCAAAACTAATCGATGATATATTTGCGGTGGTATTTGAAAGCGGAGCAACGATCTTCGAAGGGAATGAACGAACATAGTCGCCACCGGTAATGTCGAGCGAATAAGATGTAATCTTAAAGTTATCTGCGTTTGCAGCGGTGTATACCGTATCTGTTTCGTTCCAGTATCCTTTACGAGAAAGAAATGTTAACGTTCCGCTGTTTGATCCAGAAGCATAGTTAGCAGTGATTACAGTACCTTCAGCAACAATCGCATTCGCGCTGTTGTAGATGTAGATGTTATTCGCAAAGGTAACGTTATTCGAAGAGCATTCATCAAACGCAATGACATGGACTTGCTTCTTAATGTCATATAAACCAGCGTTTAGATTCACATAACTGACGTTCGCAAAGATTTGATTGTTGGTTTGATTGATAAGCTTATACGTTAAACCGTAGTTATGAGCATTTCCAGTCGCGTTTGCCGATGCGTTTGCAGAAAGTATAAGAGAAGTTGAATTGGTTACACTGACTACGTTACCAATCGACGTGTTGCCTGTGACATAAAGTGTAGAGTTGATGTAGTTGTTATTAAAAGCAGTGGATGTTCCAGTGACTACATTGCTGGTAGTAGATGTAGTGATTGTGCCTGTTCCAACTTTGTAATCCCAATCCGCCATCCGCTTACTGTTTTTGAAAGCACCACGAGCATTGGCAAGAGTAAGTTGAACTTCACCTTCGAGCTGGATCACATTTGCCACTGTACCAGAAGCAGTAATATATCCTGCATTCTGTTGCTGTACGACATCACCTACCATAAATGTAGAAGAAGGCGCAGTAATAATAACAGCATAATCTGTCGGTATGTTCATGAACTTACCAGACATTGACTTGTCTGTCAGTGTACTTGCTGTAAAGCTTGTTCCTGTGTTATTCGTTCCGGTATAATAGGTAGCAGATGGAACGAATACGCCTGAAGTATGTGATATCGAGATAAAACCGTTTGTATTCGAAGAACGTGCAACTTCGAGTACTCTTCCTTGTGCAGCAAGCATGCCATTTGCCGCGTAACGATATACAGTATTTCCTACAGAAACGTTTGATGTGGCCGCACTGTATCCGATATTGACTACAGGTTGAACACCACGTTCGAACAGTCGATAGTAATTTTCAGCAGTAAAATCTGCAGTGACTTCATTCAGGTTTAATACTTTCTCAGAGACAATCGATTCTGTGTTGAGAGTATATCCATATCCGCCGTCTATAAAAATGAAATCTACGAGACCAGCAGCCGAATTCGTAGATTCTACTCTTGCTAAACCGCCGAGCCCACGATCGCTGTTCGTAAATCTTACGATGTCTCCGACAGTAAAGTCTCGGCCGCGTGTCTGAACTGTAACTCTTTTTACAGATCCTACGAGTTTCGATCTTTTGGTAATATCGAATACGGGTTCATTATTAATATTGAGACCAACCACTTCGCCGTTACGAAATTCGCCTTGTCTTCCAGAAATATAAAGTAGATTAACGAAACCTTTACCAACTCTTCTACGAATGTACTTCTCAACGAAAGCTTTGGCGCCTGAAAGCTGGCCCACAACTTGCTTTCCGACATAGTCGATATTATAGATTGAGTATCCGATTTCAAGATATTCTGGTTTCTCGTACACACCATCTGAAAGACGAAAGATCTTTTCTGCAGGATATTGTACTTCAGCAGCCGTACCATATACAAGCTTAAAGAAGAGATCAACTGCGCGCTCTGTACCCTTAGCACGATATAAATCAAGGGAGTTTTTAACAAGAAGCTTCTTATTCGTAGCAGTATCAAACTGAATGTTCTTCAGATACTTCTCTTTAAAGTGAACAATAAAGTCATCTGTTGTACTATCAATGTCGCGATAGTCTGGCAACCGGCGGGCGTGATAAAGTGGATTGGCATCAATTGGTTGATATCGAGTGATACTCGACATATATGTTGAGTTGGCAAGTTGATTAGCAGTGACTTCTATAATATCGTTATTCGAAGCGATATACTGAGTAACAGTATTGCCAGAATAGTTAACATATGTTCCAGAGTTTTCAAGCCACTCATAGTAGGCTTTCACGAACGCAATGAAGTTCTCTCCCTCTTCTTGGTAAAAAGAAGGAAATTGACTCTGAATTAACGGAGATATTCTTTTTTCTATATTCTTCATTATTCTCTGATCTGTTCAATTGTGACGTCGACGTCATTTTCAAGAATATTAAGTATCACGTTCTGAGAAGAAGTGATGTCAAGAGTACGCGGCTTGGCATAGATTTTTAAAGAAGTGCCAGTGTAATTAGTAATATTAAAGTTGTTGATTCTGACGATACCAGTATCATAGTCAACTGTACCAATATCAAGAATGGTTCTATGTTGTGTTCCAGAAGTATTGATGATACGCATGATACCATCACCGTTATCTTCAAGACGACAGTTTGGCAAACCATTATAAGTGAATGTCGAAGAACTTACGACATGAATATCACCGATTAAGTGTTCTGCACCTTTGCCTGGAACATCGTTCTTTAATGGATTTTTAAAGTCAATCGTTACATTCTGACCAGAAGAAATTACACCTGAAGTCGCCAATGATACAAGCGAACCAGATGTTGACGTAGGAGTAGAAGTCACTGTCGTGCTCAGCACCGGAGTGAGATACTTGACGAGTTCAATTTGAGTTTCGTTACTAATGATACTATTTTCTGCGGCATCGACATCACGAATAAATCTTGAGTAGCGCAGTGTACGACCAAAGTTATTTAGATTCGTAGAAGCGTGTGTCAGAATAGAATCTATAACGTTCGTACGAATATCTTCTGGATTTAAACCGGTAAGATTGATATTGTACTTGATATTTGTATTGACATATAAATATGTGTAATCAGGAGAAACAAAGAGTGGCTCAATCGCCACAGAAGAACGTGATCTTAAGAATTTCTTATATTCTGCTTCTTTAATCTTTGGAAGACCGTCGACTTCATCAAGATCGATCGACAAGAAAATTCTGCCATACTGGGGAGGATTTGCATCTTCTCCGCCATATGCAACCACTGCATTGATTTCAGGAAAGTTTGCTTTGAGTAGATTCTCATAGTCTTCAGAAGTCACAGCACGTTCTTGTGTAGTAAATGCACGAGGAGCATTGTACTTAATCGAGCTCAGATCTTCTGCAACAGCTCCGTCGGCCGAAGCAGTAATCGTTTCAATTACAATGTTTGCTTCATTATCGATGCGTGCAGTATTAATAAACTTAAATGCGCCATTCGGAAGTTCTCCGTTGCATGATCGATATTCAATGATACACGCAGAGTTGTTCTTTGGTTTTCTTCCAACAACTCCGTCACCAAAGACGACTTCGTATGTGTCACCAATTCCCGGTTGTAAGAAAAAGACCTTTGCGTTTTCATCATGACCAAAAAGAGACGTCGCTCTCTTGTAAGTTTGAATAGTCGTGCCGTTATCTTCAAAGACCGTAACTAATACGCTTTCAAGATCAACTCTTTTATTACTAATCTTATACACAAGAGGATTAGCATAATTTATTGTATAGGTATCGCTGAGGTAGCTACCTTCGTATACTCGAATCGGCTCGCTCTCATATATAAGATTTGATCCTGAAGGAGTTCTCTTTGTAATAACATAATTTTCAGTAGTGCTAAAGTTATAAGTGAAATCATCAACACGCGAAGTAAATGATGTTCCCTTTGGAATAACGATCGATCTCTTTGCCGTATCTGTCGAAGTAATTACCAGTTGAATGACAGCCGAAGATGATCGAAACGATCTCGGAAGATAGTTTAATTCTTTGGCATGAGAAATAACGCTGTCACGTAACTTCGCCGAATCAAGAAACATCTCGTTGCTGACCATGTTGAGATAGAACGCGTTCTGATAAGTGTTATATGAAAGCACGTCGAGAAGAACCGAAAGGTTGCTTCCGTCGAAGTCGTAATCTTTAAATCGATCTTGTGATTTCAGAAATGTCTTCAACGAGTCTTTATAGGAATCGAAGTCTAACTGTGTAAGGACTATACTGGAATTTGCTGCCATTATCTTACTCTATAAAGGGTGAGTTGAAGTGTCTGCGGATTAGCATTATTTATTATCTCATAATAGACTGATACTTCATAAGAATGCGCAAACTCATTTGATACTACTAAGACATCAATGATTCGAGCTCGCTGTTCGTATTTGGTAATCGAATCGAACACGGCATCTTTGATAAGATCTGAAGTCATCACAGAAATATCTTCGAATAAGAATCGACGAAGACCACCACCAAATTCTGGATTAAACAATCGTTCTTTGGTATTTGTCTGTAAGATATTTCTCATCGATCTTCTGACAGCCTGTTCGTCAGTGTGAAGAGCGAGTCTCTTGTTCTGAGGATGTATGTTAAAGTTATTATAAAAGTCGGTGAACACAGGATCACGCTGTGTTGTTTTCCTCGTTGTCAGTGCATCTATTCTGTCTGCCATATTACCCTACTACTTTATCTTATTTATAATGATTATATGATGGTTTCTAGTATCTCATAGTTTTCGATGTCGACATTTGCAACATCGTCAGAGAGAAGCCCAACCTGGCCAGTAAAGGCAAAGTTTTGATAATCTTCGTTGCTACCAATCGCATCTAATCCTGGACCAGCCGAACGAGTAAAATCATATCGTATCATTACAAATGTAGATTTATTCGTTTCAATATAAGAAAGAAGCTTGTTGTTGCCATCATACACAAAATCAGTCAAAATCATATCACAATCTTCGTACGAAACAACTGTTCCGACCTCAAACGTATCGTTGACTTCGTGTCTGAAAGGATACCAATCATCAACAACAACATCATGATCTGTTGCAAACACATAAACTGCACATAACAATAAATCATCAACACAATTTTGTTCGCATCGTACGAAAGTCGGCATATACCAATCGTCAATTTCAACCGTGGTGACTCCAGGTTCTGGCACAGTAAATCGTATTGCGATTGGTGGGCTTAGATCCCCATAAGAAACTGTTGGAACTGTCGGTTCGCTAACATCTGAAAAGAAATATCCATTTTCTGATACTGAATATTGATCTAACATGTTAGACTAATCCACTTCACACGGTTGCAGAAGCGGGCTGAGCCCATTTTGGCAGATTGTCTGGATTCGGTTCTAACCCGTACTTCGTTCTACGTATCTCGATGCAATTCGGAATGAATTTTAAGATCGCATCTGGAATACCAAATATCGGTTTTAAAATGATATTTAAAACCTGACAAATCGATACTTTGCCGCGACAGATGTCAATAATCAGTTTGATTGTGTCGAGGATTTTGCCTACGATTGGAAACTGCTGTAGAATCCAACCTGGAGCTTTGAGTATGATATCATGTATCTTGGCAATCAAATCTGTCTGAAAGAACTTCTTAATCTTTTCCATGGCGTCTTCGAACGCATCTTCAATTCGATGCCACAATTCTTCTTTTGAATGAATCGTTTCTTTCTTCTTACGTTCTTCGTTATCGAAACCAATTAAATTGCCTAAGGTTCCGAAGAGCGGGATCGGCAAGTTCAAGACAAAGTCTATGAGTTCTTGGAGTAACTTCTCTCCAAAGTCTTCGATAGCTTTACCTGATAAGACGTCTTCTTTTGCCTTCTTAATACGTTTCTTAAAATCTTCATACTTCAGTTTTAATTGCGCTTTAATAGGCTTCGTAGGATCGATGAATACTCCAATCTTTTCAATGATTGGACCAATAATAGGAATCTTAGTCAGTAAGCCGATCAATGCATTGATGCAGGCGGCAATAAAATCGCTCAGCAGTTCTTTCATCCATGCCAAAGCTTTCTGCCAAAATTCTTCGGCTTCATGCTCAGGACTCTTAATACCCAGAGTTCCGTCGTATTTGCCATCACCAAAAAACTTTCGAACCGATTCGATGTCTTCGGCAATTGCAGCTTTGATCTTGACTTTACCTTCCTTCGTAAACAAATCGTTGATTACTGGCTGATAACGAACAGGATTACCAGCTTCGTCGACGAGTGTTACAGCCGTAATGAATGGAATCGGGGTAGTAAGTGGATTTGGAATTCCAAGAATATCAACAATCTTGAGTAGTGCGTCGACGATCCTCTTCTGAAACCATACGTCGATCTCTTTTAAAAACTCGCGGACCTTATACTTCATCTCTTGTTCTTTTGACTTGATCTTCTTAAAGACGTCAGTCATCAGAATACCAGTAATATCATCGACTAGCTTTTCCATGTCTCGAATAGCTTCGATGAGTTCTTTGCCGCACTCGTCTTGAATAAACTTTGCTTGTAACTTCAGTTGGCTAATGATCTTTGCAATGCCTACGAAATAGTCTTCCATTTGACGGAAAGATATTTGCCCGTTAGGACCACATTCTAAATTAGGAACTTCAGGAACATAGACTATCGGTCTCATGCATTGATTCCAACAATTGCGGCTTGAATATCCACCGCGCCTGATTTTGATACCACCTGTACACTGCCATTATTAGCATAGATCCCTACATTGCCTTCGTTTGCAAAGATGTCGAGATCTGATTGAGCAGTGATAACAATCTTACCTTGGTTACATGTGATCTCAATATTCTTATCACCCTTCTCATCGCCGACATTAAAAATTGTCATGTTGCCTGAGGCTAATTGAATATGATCTTTTACTGACTTTGTCACGATGGTTCCATCTGGCAAGATCTCGAGATAAGATCCTGACTTATGATAAACTTGTACGCGCTCTGATCCAGGAGTATCATCTAGCTCTACTAAGTGACCGCTGCGAGTAGTCATGGTATTATTATAAGGATATCTCGCCTTGTACTTCGATTCTGGTTCAACGTAGAAACCATCATCAGTCTTAATTCGATTTTGAGTTTTTTCTTCTGGTTCACCTTGACCACGAGCATATGAAGATACGCTGTGATTGCCTTCTGGCGCATAGTTTAACACACCAAGAATATATGCCGACTGTTGATTTGGAAGCTTCATGCACATGACTCGAGATCCCTTTAAGAGACCAGTCGGACTTAATCCAATTCCAGAGACTCCGGCGCTCGTAGTTGGCATCATAACATATGACGGTAATAAATCTTCAGAATTCACTTGATTAGAGTGACCTAAAAGTTCTCTTACTAAAACTCTGCCAGTTTGTGGTTTATCAGCTTCTAAACCGAGATCTGTCGTCGGATCTTCTGCTACTATACCTTCAAAAAATCTTGGAACTTGCATTTATCATCCTCTAAACTGTGTGTGTTTTTGGCAATCCACCGATGCCATCTTTTACGAGCTCTAACCCCTGTGCATATTCTGCTTTTTCATTGAAAGTCAGCATATGACGGCATTTAGTTACAACATAATTACCTGTCGTGACAGCGCTATCTTCATTCACAGGATTTTCTTCTCCTCTTGTAAGGCCAGCCGCTTCGGGTAATTGACAGTGAATCACATCTCCAACAGTAATGGCTGAATCTCCATAAATAGTGATTTGCATAACCACTGTTAAAAAGTGACTCATGTAATAAGGCATATGATTAAACTTTTCGGCTCTCTCTGCATTTCCAACAGTCGGATCAAAAGGAATCGCTCGAGGAGCTCCTTCATTTCCATCTTCAGTTTTCTCAACCTGAGCTTTAAGATTTGTAGATGCAGATCCTTCGTTTAGTGTTTCAAATTGTAAATTTTTTGGATCAGCTTGAAAAGAAATGATGTCTCCAGTGACACTATTTTGTAGTTGACACGTCGATCTTCCACCTCCAATTAATCTTAAAATTCCTTCGTTGCCGCTTTGAATAATTTTAGTAGTTAAGATGTTTCTCCACTTTGCTCCGGTTACATTTAAGTTGGTTAAAGTAGATTGTGTAAAACACTTGTCGCCGATATTTTTTATGCCTTCTTTGATTAACGCTTCCATGCTTTTAAAAACAAATCCGTACTTGTTTTCAAAGAAGTAAAAACAATGGCCGTTAAATTCTTGAGACATTGCATGTTCTAATCTAATTTGATCAATACACTCGAATGGAGTCTTTTCAGTAAAGTTAAATGCATGCAACCCACGAGTTTTTTCTGCAAAGAAAGGTTTATTTGATTTCGTTAAGTTAAGATATGCTTTTACCATATTCTCGCACTCGATGTTTTTCCTAACAAGCGGTGTGTTTTTTATGGTCGAAGCTTTCCATGCTTCATATGTAACACACTCCACTTTATAAATTAGTGCTTTATCATCGGGAGAATTAAAAGTAACTGGTTTATTAATAACATAAAGTTCGTATCGAATAGACGATTTTGAATTATCTTCGTCTGTTGTAAAATCAATGATAATTTTCTTATCTGTAAAAACAAATTTATCTCCTGCGCCCTTCGCCTCATAGAATTCGAATTGTGCACGAACAGCAGGTTCGAGTATAGATTCATATATGTTTGCTTGTACACAGACAGGAGTCAAATCAACAGCCTTGCCGCAATCGACAGTTTTTGCTGTATTATCAATCATTAAGAACTCGTTAAGTTTAAACTGCCCGTCTCTAATTTGAGAAATCATATTACGAACTCAATTGTTGTATAAATTGTTTTTCTGTTTCAGCGAGATAAGAAGACTTGAGAACAAATATATTTCGCTTCAATTCGTTTCTTTCTTTCTCATCATCATATGCATTTACGGCATACCAATACTCTGTTTCTGCAGTAGAAATGTTTTGCTTTATCGGAGTAATTGTTTTTATTCCTTCTGCTTGATTGACTGCAAAAGTTCCGTTGACGTGCTTTACGGTTAAGCTATTATTTTCAAGATCAACATAGTCAACGGTCGCATAAGCACCAGTGCTCGTCTGAGACACTCGATCTCCGACTTGGAATTGTGTTGGAGAAGCAGTAAGAGTCAACGATAATATTTTGTTTGTGGATACTATCCAATCTTCTTTGATTCTTTCGTAGCCGATCACTGCACCAGTATTCGTAAGTTTTGGCTTCCAATACTTTTGAGTATTTGTAGTTTCATCGGCAAGGAGAGAATCGTATTGTTGAAGAGTAATAATTCTTTCATCTTCATGCCAGTTTAATCGATAGAAGAGAGTAATCGCTCGAGCATTCGAATTTGATCCATACTTTGTTTCAATATAATTCTTAAAATCTTCTGCTGATTTATAGTAATCGTAATAAGGATCAACGATGTTGTTCGTAAGATAGATCATCCAGTCAAATTTCGAAGATCCGTAATAGTTATAAGACAAAATGTCTGGCCTCTCGAAGCCTTCTTCAAGAGTAAACTGAAAGGTAGAATAGATTTCTTTTTTTGTTTTATCAGTAAAGTCGACGCGTGCCAAGATATTCTTGGCAACGTTTCCTCCATAGTCTACAACTGGAAATCGATCGAAATATCTTGCCATTATTAGGGTTTCTTTTCTTCTTTATTACTAAGCGCACCTTCTACGTAACCCGTAGTGTCAGCTATTGTTTTATCAATATTAAAATCAAGTCCTGCAGCATCAATGCCTTTTTGTATTTGCGTCTTGAAAGTTTCCCAAGTTTCGCTCAGACGATCTCCGCCTTCTCTGCCATAATCACGCGAAGTTTGAATCTGTGTTTCAATCATTGAAATTGAACATTCGATAAATGCCGGGTGGCTTGTGCCTTCAAAGAATGCAGGAATTCCTTGTGGAGAGTAATTGAGTTCAATCGATTGAATGAGACACGGGAAAAATTGAATTAATCCAGGTTCACCTTTCATAATTCTTAATTCTGGTTGACATAAGAAAGGATATGCGAGGGCCGCAGTTCCTAAGCTACTATATGATGGCAAAGCATATGCTTTCATTGCTTTCAACAGATTCATTAACTGTTGACTTTCTTCTGGATTACGAGGAGCAAAAGTCCATTCGAATCTGTGAGTACGGAGTGGAACGCCGCTAAATAAAGCTTGTATGTGAGGATTTGGAACAGCGCCAATCGCTTGAGCGCCGAGAGCTCCTACATCTCCTGTTGATTGAACCATCGCGCTAAAAGCAAGCGCGGCGACTGAATTTGTTATGGCTTGTGTTCGTTCTTTACCGCCTGGTGCTGTTACAAAGTTTTGCATCGCATCTGCAATTCCACCTTTCAGACCTGTGGCATTTGGAGCAACTTCAATATCAAAGCTTTCTCTTATTCCTTTCGGAAGAGGAAGAGCAAATGCTTGTACAAACTTAAGATCTCCTTTTGTATGAGGAGAAGGACGTTGGTATTGTTTAAACTTAAATGACATATAATAATTTTCACTGATGTGGTCAGGAAATTGCATCGTATCCAAACCATCAACAGTAATTTTATTCGAAGCTCTTTGAATAGCATCAACATATGTTTCGGCAAAAGCAGAAGCACCTATGATATTACCATTCTGTGGATTGAAATTGTTACGAATGTCGGCGCAAGATGCTCGTTTCATTTCGCTTGTAAATGTTTGGAAATACTTGTCTTCGAGGCCGGCAGTTAAAGAATCTCCGAATCTTGCAGAAAGTTTCGCTGCAGTTGCATCAGAAAATCCTGCCTTCTTTAGTGCTTTGGCAAAAAGATCTTCGACTGCATTCTCGAGTTTATCTTCGAGCTTATTCGTAATCCTTTTAGCAAGGTTATTCAGAAGCCCTCCCGAGCCCTTTTTAAAGTCATCTAAGCTTATTAAAAATCCGTCTCTTGCCATACTGTCTCTCAAATTTAAAAAGGCTATCAGCTTATTTATAAATAGATTTATGGCTTATCAAGGAAAGTTTCGACCAAAGGATATAAAGAAATATCTCGGGGACTCGAACAATATCGTATATCGTAGTCGATGGGAACTTAAGTTCATGATGTACTTAGATTCTCATCCGAATGTCGTGCAGTGGGGGAGTGAAGAGTTAGTGATTCCTTATCGCTCTCCTCTCGACAATCGTGTACATCGATACTTTCCAGACTTCATTGTGAAGAAAAAATCACCAGAAGGAAAGATCGATACGATTGTCGTCGAAATAAAACCTCATGCGCAGACACGGCCTCCGGTGGTGATAAATAAGCCTAATAAGCGTTACATTAATGAAGTCATGACATGGGGTGTCAATGAAGCCAAATGGAGAGCTGCAGCAGTATACTGCAATGATCGCGGTTGGAAGTTCGACATACTTACAGAAAAAGAACTAGGAATTAAGTTTTAATGGCAATAGTCTTTGATACTATCATCACACAAGGTGTTCGTTCAGGACAGATTCCTGCGCGTACGAACTCTGCGCGTGAGTGGTTCAGAGATACTGCCGGCAAAATGAATCGTATCAATGAGCGTGAGATGATGAAGGG